TAAAAACCGAACAGCGCGACCCTCCTGACATAAGGGGCGCAACCAAGAGAGTGGTTGCTTGCACGTTTAGCCGTGTGGAAGTGGTACTTCGCACACAAGTGTTAAATGGAACAAAAAGGAGCTAATTGATAGTTAGTGAAACTTTCATATAATCTACTTATCTAAGCCATGATCTTATCAATCATGGTCAGTTGCACAATCAACTTAAATCGGATAGTAGTGAGGGGGGAAAATCAACGACCTGAATATTTTCCTTAGTACAACGTCTATGACTAATATTAAACACCTGCGGCACAGGTATATAAGAGTTCGCCTTTACTATGTTTATTTTAAATTCAACTCAAAATGATACTAAAGTATCACGATCCAACGACTTGACGTCAGTTGAAGGATCACCCCGTGGTGATGTGAATGAGATCTCGCGTGATCTCGCAGGATCCAGTACGAGAAGAGGTTTTGTACTGAGATCTTTAACCAACTTATCCAAGTTAACTTTCGTTCTTGGATCTTTGTTGCTATGTAATATTGTACCATATGCGTTAGCTGAAACACCTACGGGTGATTTGACTAATGTGTCACAGCACATCTCTATAGGCTCTAGTGCTTATCTTGGTGTGTCCCTATTATTTATTATGTACAATACGTTTTTGCTGACTTCATTATACGTCTTCAACAACATTATGTATCCTAGGCAGGAGAACACGTCAACTATTGTACCATACACGAGGCGCTCAAGACTTTCCTTTAAGAAAATTATTAGCACTATAGGCCTCTTTCTGATGTCGTTACCCCGCTCTCTAGCGCAAGCGACGTCTTCATTGTCTGATGACGAGCTTAACGCACTTAGAGAAACAATTATAAGAGAGATTAGTAGTGGTGTAGGCATTATGGTTGGCACCGCTGTTACCTTGGTTATCATTGCTTATAACAAGCGATACCACCCTGTGCAAGAGTGGTATACGTATAGTCAAATATCGCTTTTATTTGCCATTAACTATGCTTTATATGGTTTGTGGTATTATTATTACTCAGTCACCACTGATGCACCTGAGATGCGAGAGTTGTATGATAATCTCTTAATTGAGAGAGTTAAGACAATCACAGCGTCTCAGAATAACAGTAGTGCGGAGTTAGAAACCAAACATATAATTGCAATATCTGGA